CGTGATTGCTGCGATTGATTCCTGCATTGGGTTTGTGGTGTTCTCTCTTGGCTTCGATGTAGGCAGTTGTTGGGTTTGACATTGTCTCTCGCATGGCGTTCTCCTTGCTTAGGCCACAAACCTTTGAGCCTTTGCTTGGCTATTAGGTTTGCTTGTTTCTTTTCCTCATGTGACAGATTCTGCCAGTTGGCGATGTCACGCTCTGTTCTTCCACAGTGGATGCAGATGTCGTGTATGTTGTGTAATTCACAGCTTTCGACATCTGCCTCCTTTGCTTTGCAGGGACTGCTCATTATGCAGCAGTCAAGTCAACTAACTCGCAGCTATCACCAGAACATGCCAGTGTCTGTGTGCCTGCAGTGTTGTCTTCCTTTTCGTATTCAGAGAGCCTTGACCAGTCAATCGTCTTGGGCATGGCCTTGGCTGCTTCCATATAGGTTGCCTTATCACAATCTTGATAAGGTGCTTGTGCGTATGTGTGGTCACTGTGCGGCAGGAAAGACACACCAGAGCAGATGTTGAAGTTGTCATACACCCATGCTCCTACCTTCAGCCACTCCTCGTCACGCACCGTAATGGTGACAGACGGCTTGTGTTCACACCACTCAAGGGCGTAGGTCTTCCACAACTCAAGCTGCTCAATGGCAGTCATGTCGTTGCGGGTGATTGCGTTGTCCGGCGAACGCACAGGGAAGCTGAAGACAGTGGTGCTGTCCGGCTTCATTACACACGGCTCTGCCGGTATGCCTGCGTCTTTCATAAACTGTGTTAACGGGTCTTTGTTATCGCCCCTAACAGTGCGTATATAGTATTCACTATGACGAGCGTGAATACCAGAGGCACTATCAACAAGCTGCGACACAGTTCCCGAAGGCTTAACGCAAGTGATGGCTGCTGATGCAGCAATTCCAAGTGACTTAGCAATTTCGCTGTTTGTTTGTATGGCAACGTCACGAAGTTTGTTAAGTAGTTTCGCAGATGGTTTACTGGTAATTTCATTGTCCATAATACCTGTCAAGCTTACGCCCAACAGCCTTTCCTCTTCAGTGTTGCGTCTCCACACAGGGCGCAGATACGGCATGTGTGTATACGTAGATTGAATAGTTCCTAATATTGTAGCAATCCTTACTTTACTTGTCAAGCTTTTCTCTGTGTCGGTAGGACGAACAACAACCTCTGTCAGATTACAAAACTGATAGGGGCGCAGGATGATTTCACTGCATGGGTTTGTTCCCCACTCCTTGCCTGTCTCACGGCGGTTGTTTCTGGCTACGTGTTTGTCTGCTGCGTCACGGCTGAAGATACCACGCTCACCAGACTTAGACTCAACCAGGGCTGTCCACTCACGCATGAATGTTTCCATATCCGGCTTCTCTGTGTAGGCAACAGAGTTGTTTGCCAATGCACGTTGCCCTTCATTCTCCCACCACTGACCAGACTTGGCGTGGCGCATACGGTCATCTGACAGGTTAGACAGGCTAATCATTGCGCTGCGGCGAACACCGCCAACAACTACAACCTCGCCAATCTTACACATGATGTCGTGACACTCTACGCTGTTGAGCCTGCGGCCAGCTGCACCCTTGAATTTGCCAACAACAAAGTTGAACAAGTCATTCAACGGGTCTGGGCCAGAGGCACGGCCACCAAACGTCTTAAGTCGTGCGCCTGCTGGACGAATCTTAGACAAGTCCCACTTCGGGATGTCGCCGGTGTAGAGCAGAGAGATAAGTTTACGCAGTGACTTTGCCCAGCCTTCTTTGCTGTCTTGCACAACGATTACATCTTCTACTTGTGCAAGGTCTTCAGGCACTGTCGGCAGCTTGCTGATGGCCTGACGCTCAACACTAAAGCCTACGCCTGTGCCACACAGAAGAATAAACATAGCTTCGTCAAAGGCACGGGGATGGTCAACCGGCAGGTAGCTGCAGTTGTATACGCATGTGTTGTCACGGTCTGCTGCCTGACCGGCAGTCATCAATGCCCTCATGGAAGGCATAACCTCAAGGCTAAGAATAGAATCCTCAATATCGCTGATGGTCTTTGTGTCGATGTCTGCAGGGCGAACTATATTGTCGATAAATCTACCAACCGTTTCCGGCCATGTTTCTCGTCGTCCTTCTTCCTCAATCCATCTAGCATATCTAGATGTTGCAATAAATGTTTGGTAATCTGTTGGTAGGTAATTAGTCATAATATTTTTCCCCGTCATCGTTACGTAGCTCCTCTCCTGTTAATGCTTTCCAGCTATACTTAAAATCAAATCTTGCACACTCCTGACTAATCATATCTGCAATGTCTCGTGTTTCCTTTTGGGCAGTCTTGTCGAGCCTCTGATTAACTACACGGCTGAAGGCATACAATGAGCCAGACCAATACCATTCAGTATACATGTTCTGTGGCAACACCATACGGGCTACCTCTGGTGCAATGCCTTCACGCAACATATCGTTGTATTTATTTACAGCGACATTGACGACAGACTGAATGCTGAACGGTATCTCTTCGTCAGAAGAGCCTTGCTTTACATTGTCTGCACGTTTACGCCAATGCGTAGGAACATAAAACTTTGGTTCGTAGTCAACGTAGCGACGACTTACCTCATTCCAAGCCAGCCCTACCTGATGCTTGACAAGCTGTCGTGCTACAAACAAAGGTGCTTCAATCCTGAACTGGAAGAAGCAATGTGAGAAGGGCGACCAGTGACCATGTGAAGCTAAGTATTTGATAAGCTTCTGGTCTGCTTCGGACAAGTCCATGTGGTTGCCGTTCTTTACTCGTTGTGACTCCTTGTTGAAGGAGACACGGGCAGCGTTTACTACTGTAAGGTCACTGCCCATATAATCAATCAATGATACTTTCATTAGTCGAAGACTCCAATTATACTACATCTGTTCTGTGGAAGCAATAAGCTTATCGAGATACCACCGACATTTTTTTAGGTCTTCCACAGGCTTGCCTTTGTATTGGTAACGCCACAGGTATTTCATGCAGTTACCCTTCAGGTAGCCCCTGTATTCATCTGCCGACATGCTTGCCTCAATAGCCTGGATTGCCTCTACCCCCTTATGGTTGTAGTGTGCAGGGCTATTTACAGGGTCAGCACTCTCAATGTAGTTGAACTTAGTGTCCAAGGATTGCGTTGATTCTCCGTCTGACATATTCAATCTCTCCTGTCTTCAAAACTTTTACTGCGAAGTCCCTCATGTAATCAGGGTCAACTCCTGCGTTGGTGCATACCTCTTCAAAGTCTTCGGCAGTTGTGCCGACAGAGGCAAAGAACCAAGCAATCGCTCTGTCTCGCTCCAATATAGATTCCTTTGGCTCCCCGTTGTATGCTCGTTTAGAAGCATCAAGTAGAGCCTGCAATATAACGCACAGAAATAGTGTGCGCTCTGGTGATGATTCGTCTGGCCTAAACTCGTCCAGATTTATTGTTATTTTACTGGTCATCTTACTCTATGTCAAGCCAATCTTTTGGTATCCCATCGTTAAGTTTACAAAACTTGTATCCGTATTTGTCGCACCAATCTGCGTATGTCATCCTGCCGCCTTTGTATAACTTGCGATAAGGATTATCAAAGACAAAACGAATGTCCAAGTGAGGGTATTGTTTTTTAATGAACAGATGCTTCTTCCTGTCTTCAACCATAAACCGGCCTTTGACTTCGAGGATGATGCCGTTGAACAAGAAGAAGTCTGGCGTGTAGCTTTTGTTTTCTGTCCATACATACTCAAGCTTGTCCCGTTCATATTCAAAATCAATCTTTAGTTTGTGAAGCTGTTGTGCTGCGTCGTATTCAGAGTTTGATTTGTATTGGTGTTTGTATTTCTTTCTTTTCATACCTTGATTTCTTCGACATTCGGTGTCTTAGCTACCTGCGTCAGATACCTCACGCCATTAGAATACTTGAATGCACGAAGACCTGCACCACCATTGGCATCTGCCCAGCATTTCTTTTTGTAGGGGCAGAACACACAACCAATCACCAGCTTGCGGTTGCCTGACTCCCCGTCCTTTGTATCAGAATAGCAACGCTCTGGTGCTGTGTCGCTAGATACCACCTGCTTGAGATGCCGCACACGAGATGGCGCATCAATCATTTCAAGTGCATGAACCTTTGTGATTGCAAGCTCACCACTGTTCTTGTCAATGGCAAAGAAAGCTGCATTGTCACGATTGTTTTTTGTTGCGTATGCACTAATCTGTGCAATGTAACCGAATGGGTCATCGTCAGTCAGTCGGTTTTCTTTGAACTTCTTGAAGGCAAAAGACGACGCAGACTTGATGTCTGTCAGCACACCATCAATCACACAATCCTGGTGTCCAAGCACACCCTCTACCTCTACCGTTTCCTGCGCCTCTTCTACTGTGTGGCCGGATACCTTGGTCAAGCAAATCAGGAGAGCCTCAAGGACATGTCCCATAAGGAACTTGATACGGGTCTGTCCATCCAGAGGCTCTCCTTCTTCACCCCGCACTCCATACCAGATTTGACGGTCTGGCTTTCCGATTTGAGAAAGTCGTAGGTTGCTTGCACCTTTACGCTCTCCCTCACGAAGCACGGTTTCAGCAGCCTCTCGCACTAGACTGCCAAGCTCGTCAAGAGCTTCCTGCACAGGTTGAGCAGAAACATCTACACCCTGCTCCAGTGTGCTGTATATGTCTGTAATAAGTGTGTCGATTGTTTTGCTCATGTGTTACTCCTGTGTTGGTGAACACGGCAGGACTTGAACCTGCAACCTGCAGATTAGAAGTCTGCTGCTCTATCCAGTTGAGCTACGTGTCCTATTTTCTTTTGGTTGCTTTTCGTATCCGGTCAACTTTATGTTGAATGTATTCTTCCTCGTCTGCAAAGAAATTGTGTATCGCTTTGAGGACACGCAACTGAAGACGCTTCAGGTGACGACCACGAGGCATTGCCCAGCCGACAAGAAAAGTAGTTATCAGTAGTGTGATTAGTGTTGTGCCAGATGCAAGCTGCATGATTGGGTCATAATCCATTTTGCTCTCCAAGTAGTTGGGGGCGACAGCGAACCCGCAGTGCCGCCGCCCCCGTCAGCGGGTGCTAGAAAGGAATTGAGTCGTTAGGCAACTCTTCCTTGATTGGTGCAGATGCTGTATCGAGAACATCAAAGTCCTCTGCGCCTGCATATGATACAAGGTCTACCACCTGAACTTTTTTGAGGATGGGTGTAACACCTGACTTGCCATTCATCTCCCATGCGAACGGGGTATACATGACGTTGACAATGCTGCCATTGCCAATCAGGTCTTTGAAGGTATTCTTCTGTCCATCGACAACTACAGGTGCTTCATTGTCTGTGCCATCACGACGCTTGACACGCTGACGAATGTGAACAAAGTCACCACGCTCGTCGCCTTTGTTTTTGATTGTTAGGCCGTCAGCTTCAAACAGCTTGCGGTTGTTGTCATCAACACAGATGTCTACTGACCACTCCGGCTCGTAGGTTGTGTTAGGTTGTTGAACAGATGCCCAATAGGCTTTACCAGTTACTACAGTCATTTCGTTTAGTCTCCGTTTTGGTTTTCGTCGCACCACCATTGATGCGATTTTTGAATTATGCCACACCCTTTGTAGGATGTCAACACTTTTTTTAGTGAGTGTCAGCCCAAGTCTTTCCTGTCTTATACTCACTGTCCAACGGGCAACGAACCTTGAGCGACTGCTCTGTGAGTTTCATTGCCTGCTGCGTGACCGCACCGAACTCTTCGGCTTGGTCTTTACGAACCTCGAACTGATACTCGTCGTGAATACTTGCGACAAGCTTGTAGTCAAGGTTGCGTTTCTCTGCCTGTATGATAATGAACTTGAGCCATTCTTTACAGACGATTGCACCTGCACCCTGCAAGAGGGTGTTGAGTGCTGCATGTGCGGAACGTATCTGTAGGATACGCCCGTCCAATCCTTGTATGTAGCCACGCTCTGCTAGTTTGTCTATCTTACTTCGTAGCGACTTCAGGGCTGGCATGTTAGACAAGAACCTGTTGATAAGCTGCTGCCCGTCTTTGGAAGAGCCATTAACAATCTTGCCAATCTTTGCTGGACCTGCGCCATACAGGAACGCATAGATAAAAGTCTTTGCATTGTCCCGTGTTGGCAATCCTGCTGCCTTCTGATTTGCTGTATGCACATCACCATCGACAACCTCACGGCTAAAGTCGGTGTCATTCATATAGTGTGCCAGCATACGAAGCTCTAAAGAACTCGCATCACAACCAAGAAGTATATTATTACTAGACCCAACAGTCCATACATCTCTGCATTCCTTTCCATACGGTGAATAGACAGCCGGAACCTGTGCCATGTTAGGTGAGGTGTGAGCCATGCGTCCAGTGATTGTTCGCAGGGTCAGCACCTTACCATGCACACGGCCATCTTCCTCGACAGCTTCTATCCATGATTTGATTTGAGACACACGCTTCTCAAGCAGTAAGTATTTAGCCACCATCTGTGCCTCTGGTATGTCAACCTTTGCCAACACTTCTTCAGACACAATAGCTTGTCCCTTTTCTGTGTAAGCATGAGGCTCCCAACCAAGGGCAGACAGACGCTCTGCAATCTGCTTGCGTGAGCCAGGATTGAACACAGTCACCTTGTCCTTGAGACGCTTGCCTGTCTTTTCAGAGAAGCGAACCTCTGTAATGGGTGGGAACTTTTTCTGTAAGTCCTGCTTGATTTTGCCAGACTCGTCAGACAAGTGAGCCATCAACTGCATTGCCTTGGGAACGTCCAAAGCAAAGCCGTTCTTTTCTTGCCGGTCAATGATTGCTCTGACCTGATGCTCCAGCCTGATACTACGAGGCGTAAACTTTTTCATGTCAGGCAAGAGTGCATTGTAAATCTTTACAGTAATTTCTACATCACGAATACAATACTTCAACATCTCTTCAGAGAACTTAGACCAATCATTGAACTCTATCTTGTTATACCCAAGTGACTTGCCCCATGCGTCAAGGGAGTGACCGCCTTCACGAACAGGGTTTACCATTTGAGACATGATAAGTGTGTCTCTGATTTTGTCCAGAGGTATGTTGATACCCAGCAGTTTCTTTAAGACCGGAGCGTCAAAGCTAACGCCGTTATGAAAGACCAGTATATCGGCAGACTCCAGTAGCTGCTTGCAATACTGCATATTGTTTGGTGTATATGTGTAAGTGCGTTCTTCATCCAAGTCCTTTGCTACTACGCAGTAGATTTCTTTGGCATCAAGCCCGTCTGTTTCAATATCTACTGCTAGTCTTTTCATAATTCAATCAACTCTGCTTTCTCGTATGGTATGTGAAAGAAGTGTTCGCCCTTCACAATGTTACGTCCTTGTGCCTCTTTGACTTCTGACTCTGCAACTACGTTGTCCTTGATGCGCCATGCTGCCTTACGGTCAGAGCGTAGGATGTAGAAGTTGAAGAAGCCATCGGCATCAGACACTTTGTTTATCAGCTTGTGCTTCCGGTATGGTATGCGTATCTCTTTCCACGCAGGGTTCCAATCACCCTTCCAACCATACTTGATTTCCACTTCACTGAAGTATGTATTATCGCCTTTCTTTGACTTGATGTCAACAGAAAAGTCTTCGGTTCTGTCAAGTATTTCGTGACCATTGCGTAACAGGTAGGCAATGATAATGTCCTTGGCCGGTGCGTCAGATGTCTCGTAACGCTGGCGGCTGAACGGGATGTTCACCGCACCTTGTATTGGTTTAAGCTTCATTTGTTGCCTCCAATTTGTAAGAGTATAGGCCATTGCCTAAGTGCTTCCTTGAAACATTACGGCTCCCAAACTTTTCTTTTCGTAAGTTTCTAAGCTGTGCGCTAATAGACGCAGACCTGTAACCTGTATCGCTTGCAATCTCGTCCAGGGTTTTGAATCCTGCGCCTTCCATGTATTCTGTGATTACCTCAAGCTGTGTCTTGAGCCTCTTGTAATCACGCTCCTCAACGTAGTCGTCTCCATCAAAGGTCATCTGATATCTCCAGTTTGCGGATTGTGTCCGTGTAAATTAACGTCAGTTTGTCGCCCTCTCTTTATGTTTTCAGATACAGAAACCCATTCAAGGTTTTCAATCCTGAAGTC